GATACCAGGGCCGCAACGTCACTGACGTGTGGATCGAGGAGGCGGGCTCCTACGCGGTGCCTGACGCCATTGACCGGATGTTCGGCGTGCTGCGGTCGAGCGCCGGTGTGCCGGTGCAGATGATCCTCACGGGCAACCCTGGCGGTCCGGGTCAGACATGGATTCGGAATCGCTTCGGGCTCTACCCGTTCCCGTTGCATCCGAAGCGGCTGACGGTGACGGTCAACGAGGGCACAACGCCGGCGGCTGTGATCCCGTCGCGCATACAGGACAACCGGGTGCTCCTCGAGGCGGACCCGGCATACCTCGACCGTTTGCGTATGGTCGGCTCGAAGGAGCTGGTGCGCGCTTGGCTCGACGGGGACTGGTCCGCAATCGAGGGCGCGTTCTTCGATGCGTGGGATGAGAAGCGGCACGGTATCGAGCCGTTCACGGTGCCTGACGACTGGATCAAGTTCAGGTCGATGGACTGGGGCTTCGCCGCCCCGTTCTCGGTGGGCTGGTGGGCGGTCTGCGGCGAGAATGGCATATACGGCCGCAACGTGCTGCCTCGGGGCGCCATGGTGCGCTACCGCGAGTGGTATGGGGCGACAGGCCCGCAGCGAGGCTTGAGGCTTACGGCCGAGCAGGTTGCCGACGGCATCCTGGAGCGGGACAACGAGGCGCTATCGTATTCGGTGCTAGATCCGGCGGCATTCGCGCAAGACGGCGGCCCGAGCATTGCGGAACGGATGTTCGCACGGGGCGTGACGTTCAAGCCCGCGGATAACAAGCGCGTCGGCCAGCGTGGCATGATGGGCGGCTGGGACCAGATGCGGGCGCGCCTCGTGGGCGTCAACGGCGTGCCGATGATCTATGCGTTCACGACGTGCCGGGACAGCATCCGGACGATCCCCGCTCTGCAGCACGACCCGGACAAGCCAGAAGACCTCGACACCGACGCTGAAGACCACGCCGCGGATGAGTGGAGATATGCGTGCATGTCGCGCCCGTGGATCAGTAAGCCGCAGCCCTACCCGTCGCGCGTCGACAACATGGCGCCGCATTTCTACGACATTCCCGACGCGCCCGAGCGCGACCGTCGGATAAAGCTAAGGCGGTGACAGGTTGAGCGAACCGATTGACGAGGGCACCGCAGCGCCGTGGATGAAACTGCTCCGTGATGCGGAGGAGAAGGAATACCACGAGGCATGCGATAACCTCGACGACCTGTATTCGTCGCTGCGCAAGCTGACAAAGAACCGCGGCGACCGCCAGTACCAGATGCTCTGGGCGAACCTCGAGGTGCAGCGCCCGTCGATCTACTCGCGCCCGCCGACGCCTGTGGTCACGTCGAAGTTCAAGGATCGCAAGCCGCTCCCCCGCAAGGCGGCTGACATCCTCGAGCGCGCCCTGGTGGCGGATGTCGAGAACGACAACCTGCACGACACGATGGTGTTGGGGCGGGATGACCTCGTCATGGCGGCCCGTGCGGTGCCGTGGCTGCGGATTGTCGAGCGCGACGGGCTCGAGGTGCCGAGCGCGGTGCACATCAGCCGCAAGGACTTCAGGTGCGATCCGGCCCGCAAGTGGTCAGAGGTTCAGTGGGTCGCCCGGCAGGTGTGGCTGACGAAGGGCGAGGTCAAGGCCCGCTTCGGCGACGTACCCGAGGACATGAACTTCCAGGAGCGCCCCGAGGACCGGGACAAGCGTTCCAAGGATCGCGGCGTCCGCAAGGTCTCCATCTGGGAGATGTGGCACAAGCCGTCGAAGAAGTGTCTGTGGGTGTCAGACGGCGTCAAGGACGTATTGGAGGAGCGCGATCCTCCGCTTGACCTGACGGGATTCTTCCCGTGCCCGCGGCCGGCCTATGCCACGCTGCAGCGCAACAGCCTGACGCCGGTGCCGGATGCGGTCTACTACCGGGACCAGTTGAACGAGATCAACGACCTGACCGCGCGGATTGCCGACCTGCAGCAAGGGCTGCGGATGGTTGGCTTCTACGCATCTGGTAACCCCGACATCGCGGATGCGGTCGAGACGGCGTTCAAGACGGTGAACGCGCGCATGCTGGTGCCGGTGAGCACCTTCGCGGCTACCGGCAGCATGTCCGACGCGGTCATGATGTGGCCGGTGACGGACGTGGTCAACGCGCTCCAGGGCTGCATGGAAGTCCGGCGGCAGGTTGTGCAGGACGTGTACGAGATCACCGGCATCTCGGACATCATGCGCGGGTCGACCGAGGCCGACGAGACGCTCGGGGCTCAGCAGCTCAAGTCGCAATACGGCTCGATCCGCATCAAGGAGAAGCAAGGCGAGCTGGTTCGGCTCGCGCGGGACATTATCCGCATGAAAGCCGAGATCATGTGTGAGAACGTCGCGATTGAAGACCTGTTGCTAATGGCTCAGGTCGACGACATCCCGACCGACGCCAAGATTGCCGAGCAGGCGCAGCAAATCCAGATGCAGGCGATGCAGCAGGGCCAGCAGATGCTCGCCCAGATGCAGCAGATGCCGCCCGAGCAGGCCCAGCAGGTCGAGCAGCAGATCGAGCAGGCCGCGCAGCAGGTTCAGCAGCAGCTTGCGCAGCTTCAGGAGGAGGTCACGGTCGAGAAGATCGCGGCCTTGTTCAAGGACCAGAAGCTGCGGCCGTTCGTGCTCGACATCGAGACGGACAGCACGATCCAGCCCGACGAGAACGCCGAGAAGCAAAAGCGCGTCGAGTTCATGCAGGCGCTTTCGCCGCTTCTCCAGCAGGGCGTGCAGGCGATGCAGCTTGCCCCGCAATTGGGCAAGATCGTGGCGGAGTCGATCCGCTTCGTGACCAACGGCTTCCGGCCCGGCCGGCAGATGGACGAGGCTATCGACGAGCTCGCGGAGGAGTTCGCCAACTACCAGCCGCCCCCGCAGCCGTCGCAGGGTGAAGACCCCGAAGCCGCGAAGGCGACCGCCCAAGCGGCGATGATGCAGGCGGAAGCGGATAGCAAGCGCGCTGACGCCGAGGCGCAGCAGGCGCAGGCCGAGTTGCCGATGAAGCAGCAGGAGGCGCAGGACAAGTCGGCGCTCACTGCGGCGGAGATCGAGTTGAAGCAGGCGACGACGCAATTGACCTACGCCAAGATTGAGGGCGAGCGGATGCAGGGCCAGCTCGACGCCCAGGCGGCGCAGGTCGACATGGCGCTGAAGGCTAAGGGCGAGCAGCGGGCCGACAACCAGTTCCGGCAGGACAGCACATTCCGCCAGCGCGAGGTCGGGCGCGCGGACAAGGAGAGCGCGGCCAAGGTCGCGGCCATGAAGCAGAGGAAACCCAATGTCTGATCCCGTCATCCACCCTGCCGCGGGATATGCGGCCGTTACCAAATCCGATACGACCGACCTCGGCCCGGTGCGCTCGCTCTACGTCGGCGGCACGGGGGACGTAGTAATCAGCAATGGCCTGACCGGCGCGGGGATCACGTTCTCAGCGGTCCCGGCCGGGTTCGTGCTGCCGGTGCAGTGCACGCGCGTTCTCGCGGCGACGACCGCAACCCTGATCATCGCTCTTTATTAGGGTCTGACCATGTGGCCGAAGCACGGCGAGTTGCGCAACGGCGAGCGATACGACCGCCCGTCAATGGCGTGGATTCGTGCCGACGAGTGGCAGGTGCGCCAGTGGGAGCGCGAGGATCGCGTCTTCGCCAAAATGGCGAACCAGGGCGAGGTTTGCTGCCCGTCGATCGTGACGGACGGGACCGGCAGCATCCACGGCATCCAGTCGATGGGCGACGGCAAGTTCTACGACAGCAAGTCGGCGCTGCGGGCGCACTACAAGCGGGACGGGCTTGTCGAGATAGGCAACGACCCGTGGCTGAACTCGCGCCCCGCTCCGAAGCGGCCTGACCGCAACGAGATCAAGAACGCGGTGGGCAAGGCGATTGCCACCGTAAAGGAGATGCCGGAAGAAGTCGTTCGGGCACGGGCCCGCGCGCGAGCCGGCTCAATCTAAGGGAATATGATGGCTGACGAACCCGTCGACGCCCCCGAGGCGCCGGTCGATACCTCTACGCGTGGCAGTGTCGAGCGCGCGTTCGCTTCCGTCGCCTCGAGGGACGAGACGCCAGAAGTCGAGACGCCCGAGGTCGAGAGCGAGGAGGCGCCTTCCGTCGACCGCGCCCGCGGCCCGGATGGCAAGTTCATCGCCAAGGAAGCCACAGACACGCCAGAGGCGCCCGTAGAGGCCGCTCCCGAGGTTGCGGCACCCGTAGCCGCCCAGGTGGCGGTAGGGGCGCCCAGCGAGCCCGTAGGGGCCCCAGCGCGCCTCTCTGCGGAAGCCAAGGCGGCATGGTCGACCACGCCCCCGGCGGTGCAGGCCGAGATCGGTCGCGCCTTCGCCGAGATGGAGAAGGGCATCAACCACTACCGCGGCA